GTGATTACATCGCCTGAAGCAACAGCAGTTGAAAGAACAGAACCAATGATTGACTCACCAAATCCGTTTGCAGAAATACCTGCATCGGAAGTGAGAGCAACATAGTAGGTTCCTGCATCGCCTGCGGCAAAGCCAGTTTGTCCTGCTCCTGCGGCTGGTGAAGCAACAGTATAAGTAGGAGCCGCAATGGTTCCTGAGTATCCGCTTGCGGTTCCGCGTGCGAATAGCATCATTCTTTCTTCCATCAACATTGTCGCATAGAGAGTGCTGGTTGATGACAACTGGCGGAGGTCCTGGTATCCAAGGCCTGAGAAGTTAGCATCAAATGTCACACTGTCAGATAGCGAGTATGAGTTGTAAGGAAGAACCAAATCATCTGCCGCATAAGAAATCTGCGGTCCGCGCTCTAGGTTGAGCGAGCCAAATGCTGTGGTTGTTGATTGTGTGATTCCAGGCCATGTGTTTCCTACGCCGCCTGTACCAGTACCTGTGTAACCAAGAATTCTCTTGACACGGTGTGAGGTACCAACACCCTTCTTACGAGGGATACGGTTGCGGAGAGGAGTTGGGCGTGGGGTAAGCATCTTTGCAGGTGCTTCCAAGTCAAACGCCGCGAACGATGAAGAAAGCGGGCTTGTAAGTGTGATTTCCTTCTGAATATCTTGCATCGCCATTCTTTGTGCGGCAAGAGCGTTCTGAAGTCCAGCCTGTGCATCTGCTGTTAGTGACTTGTTTGCGGCAAGAGATTCCAATGCGGATACTGGGTCAGCCTTTGGTGCTACGCCAGGCATGTTGCTGGCAGTGCTTAGGGCTTTGTCCAATGTCGCAAGGTATTCCTCATGACGCTGTGCGGCCTCAACTGGTGATACATCACCAAAGAGGTCCGTTGCGCGTGGCATTTCAGCCATTGTCGGATTTCCTTTCGTGTTTGGTTTTACTTGCTTTCAGATTGTGCTTTAGCAAGGAATTCCTTTGCTAATGTTTCATAACCTTTTGCAAGTGTTGGGTCGGTTGTTGCATTTGCTTTCGCTTTATATGCGGCGGCTTTTACCAACAAATCATTGCTGGTTTCGCTCACTGGTCTTGCAGTGCGCTTTGGTCCGCCAGCCACAGCGAGAGATTTAGCCTCAGCCAACTCAGTTTCCAAACGATTTGCCTTTGACTCTGCCGCCTCTTTTGCGGACATGAGTTCTGCAATTTCCGATTTGATTGACTGTGTTGCGCTCTTGATTGCTTGCTCTACGATGGCTTCTACATCTACTGACTTTTCATCAGCAGAAACTTGAGTTGCTTCTTCCTTTACATCTTCTTCAGCAGGAGCATCTACATCAGCAGGTGCGGCTTCTTCAGCCTTTTCCTCTGTTGCATCTGCTTCAGCAGACTTAGGTGTTTGGTCAGGTGTGTACATTTCAGCAGTTGTCACATGTGAAGGCTTTGCGACATTTGCAAAATCATTTGTGGTTGTTAGGCCGTGGTCAGTGCCAGGTTGATTGCAACCGCACTCTAGGCACTTGGAGATTTCAGCAGACTTTTCTACATCTTCTTCATCATCTGCTTCGTCTGATTTTGCGGCAAAATATTTATCGCACATTGTCTTTACAGCATCATCTTCCATGCCTGCTTCTTTACAACGCTTCATAAAGTCAGCACGCTTTTCACCTTTTTTAGGTTTCATTTCTTTTGCGTCTGCGGCTTTTTCTTCTACTTCTTCCATAACTTCTCCTTCTGCTTCCTCACCTGCATACCATGCAAAGAGGTGATGAACTGCGGCGATTAGGTGAGTGAGCGAGGCTTCTTCATTATGTCCTTCGCCCATTTCTTCTGCTTCAATAGCGATTAGTTGCGCTAACGCTTGTCGTGCAGAGTCATAGGTTTTCTTATCAAACTTCAAGAGGTCGCCACCAGCATAAGCCTTGGATAGTTCAATTACTTCGTTGGCTAATGTGGTCATGGCTTCCCTTTCGGTTATGTCTGATAATTCTAGGCTATCTACCGCCTTCTCTGTTTTCTTTTTGTAAGTTCCGCCGCGCTTCTTGTATTCACGGACTACCCATGCATTAGCAACAGCAGATGGGTACACATCAAACTTTTGCTTTGCCTCACTTACAACGCGGCTGTATAACTCTTTGTCGGCAGGCTCAGATTTGCCGCCACCGCGTAACATATTTTCGTAATTTGGCTTCTTTTCTTCCTTCTCAATCAATTCTTCTACCTTCCACCAACCGTTTTCGCCGTCTGCTGACTTAGCAAGAACCAACTGGCAGTTAGGGTTAGCGGGTCTATCTACGAGGCTGACTTCTACAATCTTGCCGTCAATGATGCGACCATTAGCCGCCTTTTGGTCACGGACAACGCGTGGGTTTTTGATACCGATTGAAAAGCCTTTGAGTACGCCTGTATCAACCTTCTTTACGCTTACAGGGTCCACAACAAGGGCATGAATGTAATGCCCGTCTGCGCGCTTCTCGTATTCTTTGGCTACGCCTGCGGCAATGTTGCTGTGTTGCTCACGAATATTTCCGCCTGATTTGAACCACTCAGGCATTGCATTATCAAGCCATACAGGGTCGCAAATCTGTTGGTCAATGTCTAAGGAATCATCTGTTGCCTTGCCATAAACCATGAGTGTGCCATCATCGTTCTTATCTGCTTTGACAATATCAAAGAAGGCTGTTGTCAGATTAGTCATTGTTGCTTTGTCCTTTTTCTTTTCTCGTTGAGCGATTCCATTAGCCCATGATTTGCCAGCATCGCCGCCCCATAGGAGCCATGCAATATAACCAGCAGAATCCTTACCCCAACCCTCACCTTTTTTATCTACTTCGTGACGAGCAAAGTAAGACACCATGCGGTTGATAGTTGAAAGCGATAATGCTTTTCCGTTTGAGAGGTCACGGGCGCGAGCCACTCCAACAGCCGTACCACCACGCCCATACTTTTCACGCAGTGCTAAACCACGCTTTGCGTTATTGCGAACTGCTTGGGGTGGTACAAATCCGTCAGCCATTTAGTCCTCATCATCTTGAATAGAAAACTTAGGTGTAACTGTACCTAATTTTTCCATAGCCCTGCGGCGTTTATCCAATTCAGTTTGCGCGGCTGGCACGCCGAATTCTGCGGCCCCTACGACTGCTTGTAATGTTTGTTCTGCCCAATCAATATCATCGGTGCAATCTTCTTTTCTCATTATTTGCCTTTCTTCACTTTTCTTGCTGATTCTGTAAGGTATTTATCCGCAATCAAATCAGGCTCTAATAACCATGTTCTAAACGGTTGTGCCAATGACTCTATATCCTTGGACGCTTTGATTTCCTTGATAAGGCGATTCAAAGATTCTTGATTCAGTCGCAAATGCAACTGCCCTAAGCGTCTTGATAGTTCTACTTCATTCATGGCATCTCCTTCACAATGACTGCGGTACGGTTCAAAATAATGTAATAGTCCTCATCTAAGGTGTCTTGTGATGCAAAATTGACTTTTGGATTTTTTATACGCACTGCGTCATAACCCAAAGAAGCGGCTAAAGCCCCTGGGTCCTCGTAATAATCTTGAGGGTAGTCGTAATGTCCTTGAGGAAAAATGGTGTCCTCAATTTTGCGCAAATCAACAAGGTCAATGACTTTGGCCCTAGGGTCTAATGTTGCTTCTACCACCTTACCGTGTGGAATCGGATTTCCGTCACGGTCGTTCTTAGCAAAATTCTCACCTGTACTTTTTTTACTTCCAAAATAAGTACCATCACCAAACATACCCTTGCCGATAAATGGGCTTTCTCCCGCCACAAATTGCGTTACATACTCATTGACTTCTTGTGGTGTCTTACCCGCTATACCTCTGAACAAAGGAACAGAACCTTGGTCTATGTATTTTTGGAATTCGGTAGCGCTTACAACCTTAGGCAATCCGTTATATCCCTGTTCCTCCAAGATGTTTTTGAGGAATAGATTTTGTCCGTTGCGATTGTATGAACCAAAATCTAAATCACCCTTTGCGTTTCTGCCGTACATTTCTAATAATTTATTAGCAGTCCAATATTCTTGTGTTTTTTTGGCTGTCACATAATTGCTTACAGCCACAGCAGGAGTATTGACCACAGGTGCGGCAGGGGCTTTCCATAGGAATTCTTTAGCCATAGCCTGCACAAGCGGATTGTCTGTTGTGCCTTTAGTTAGATAGAACTCAGCAAACATTTCCGCGTAAAACTCTTTAGTGTTCTCTCCTGAATAAGCCGACATAAAGGCTTTATCCTTGAATTGTTCTTTATATTCTTCAATCAACCTTTTGGTTGTTGCGTTTTGTATTGATTCCGTTCGTGTAAAACTACCGCCCTCATCAAGAGTATGACCCCACTCATGTGCAAGCGTGTATTGCCTTTGAGCAACAGTGGTTATCGCGGGCATCTTGTGTCCTGCTTCTCTGCCTGTGGGCGTATCTGACATAACCGTATCGGGTCTGAGCCAAATCTTCGCATCGCCAAGAAGCGCGCTACCGTAAGCATTGCCTCTATTAGAAGCAACGAAAATAGTCATTTCTTTACGCGGATTTGTAATCTGTAGTTCTTCTATTTCTTTCAACAATTTTTGTTGCAATTTTTGTGGCACTTTTGTGCCAGCACTGTAGAACATAACTTTGAATGGTCCGTTGTTGTACACGATGCCTGATTTCACCAAAGCAATATCCGCCGCAGGAATGGAGCGCCCTGCATCTACAAGAGAAGCAATCAATCCAGGTTCCGCATTTGGATTCAACTTTGTGTAACGGTCAATTACTTCTTGTCGTCTTTCTTCTGCGGTAGATAGCCTCCATTGTCCTGGCACAAATCCACCTGTTGAGGCTGTTACTACTTGTGGAGTTGGCGCACTAATACCAACAGGAGCGGGAGTAGGCGGAGCAATAACGGTTGCGCCTGGTATTGGTTGGTCATCAAATCCAGGTATTACAGGAGCCAAAGCGCATCGGCAATTAGGGTGTGCAGGCGGTCTTTGGTCGCCTGATGGAAACTGTTGCCCTATATTTACAATTTGATTTGCATTTTGCGCACAAATTTTACAAGGGTCAAACACTAACCATTGCATTTGTTGTACGCCTGCTTCCCTGTATCGCACTGAGGTCGCGTAGGAAACAGCGCGATTTTGTTCTGTGATTGCGATTGTCAATGCGCGTGCAGGGCTTGCCACATGATTAGCAATAAGTTTTGCTGAGGCTTTAGCATCTAAACCTAATGCAATAGCCTCGCCTAAAGCATTGCCAATATCCGTAAGTGTTGTATCAGAAAAGTTTTTCCAGGTAAATCCTTGCGCTTGTCGCAATATATCCATCAATCCAGGTTTTTTAGCAACAAGTGCGGCGGCTTCATCTCCTGGTTTCCATTTAGACCAATCAATAATGCTTTTCGTATCTGCTTTCTTTGCTTCTTGTGCTTCAATCAATGCTTCACCGCTTGCGGCGTAACCAATAGCAAGACCCTCAGCCCATAACTTTTCAACCACTGCTTTGAGCGGTTCAAGATTGATTCTCAAATTGATTATGGCCCACGAACGCGCTCGCACGCGTTGTTGAACTATATTTAGTTCTAAATTTGGTGTGGTATTTAGATAGCCTTGATACGCACGCTCTGCATCAAATGATTGTCGTAGAGCGGCTCTGATAAGTACAGCGTTCTTAGCCGCTAAACGCGCATCTGCCTCTAATGCGCGCTCCCAAGTCATGTGAGATACGCTTTAGCGAGCGCTCTTGCGGTTTCTAAATCTCCCTCAAACGCGCAACGGTTCAGCGCTTCACCAACAATCGGGTCTAGGCTCTTGAACTCAAATAGTCGGGCGCGCTTTCCTTTTGATGCCCACTTCATAAATGACTTTACTTCAGCCCTAGTTTCCGCATCAACTTCTTCTTCCACTTCTGACGCTTCTTCAGGTGTGGGTTCTTCAGGCGTTGCATTTGCTGTATCAGGAGTAGTGGGTGCGGTCGGTGTTGCATCAGGACCTTCTAGCGTTGGGGCTGAGGTAACTTCTTTTGCGTTGATGATGCCTTCAGGCGAGAATAAAAAGATGTCAGAGCCTGCAACAAGCATTGGCATATCTGCTTGCGGTGTATCAAGAAGCGGCAGACCCATTTCTGAGCGGCGTTCATTGATTGTTTTACCTGCGCTCTTTACCTCAATATCCGCCTTCCTCGCCATGGATTCGTTGTCCATGCGCTTGCTAGTCATGAGGCGGAATTCAAGTTCTCGCGGCATGCCTAGGTATGTGTAAGAAAGATTCGTAACCATCTTGCTTCC